TCACCTCCTCTATGTATATGCATAGAGGTGAGGAGGGGAAGTGAGGGCTTCGGTTCAAGGTGAGGAAGATTAGTGAGGTGAGGAAGATGAAGCAGACTAAAAGACAAAAGAAGTCGGATCGTATATTACATGGCAATCAGACTAAAGATGCCATCATGTGCGATTACGCAGTTGCCCCGGTTGACAGGCTGGTGATTGAGATGGATCGGAAGTGGGGGACGGATCGGCTGCCCGAGCTGGTGGATGTCAAGATGGCTCAGAAGTATGGCAGTGCGGTTGCCAAGATGAATGCAGCCCTGGCAGACAATGATGTGGAAGAGTGTAGGAAGCGCTGTGAGGTCGTTGTGCGGGGGCTGCAGGCAATGGATCAGGAAGCTGAGCGTGTGGGCGCTCAGAAGGCGTGTACGGATGTCTGGGAGGTTGAGGTGGACGGCAAGCTGTTTGGCGTTATGAGGGACGGCAGAGGTTGGCGTGCGATCAAAGAGCAGCGGCCTGAGTTGGAGCTGCTGACGCTGCGAGAGGTTGCGCTGGCCTATCGTTACTTCAGAGAGCATTGGATGGGGGAGTTGGAGAAGGCAGCGAAGCAATCATTTCCCGGTGCAGAGATGATCGACATCAAAGGAAAAACATTTGATGATCCGATACCTTGGTGATAACGTGGTGGCACCTGATGGCGCAGAGCTTTACCCATTTCCTTCTGCGCAATCTGCCTCACTGAACTGGCCCAGCATTGCGCTGGGCCTTTTTTGTGGTAAAGTCCTATTAGCAGAATTGAGGTAAGACATGGCAAAGAAACCTGTAAAGATTGACGCAGACCTGATGCACAAGATTGCAGACAGGTTGGCTATTGGCGAAACGCTGAAGGATATATTGAAGGCAAGCAACATGCCGACATACCAAGGCGTGATGCAAGCTGTGCTGCGTGATGAAGAGCTGTACGAGATATATCGTCGGGGCCGTGTGATGCAGAGTGAGTACCACACAGACCAGATCATCAAGCTGGCTCAGGAGCCGTTGCCTGAGTTTGAGGACAACAGACTAGCCAATGCGGAAGTGCAGCGGCGTAGACTTGAGATCGACAGCTTGAAGTGGACGCTAGCACGCAACATGCCTTGGGGCGTTCGTGACAAGAAAGAGGATCAGCCACAAGCTCAGACGTTTACAATCAGTTGGGCTGGCGGTGATGTTGCAGTCAATGCGATACCTGACGATGAGCAAAAAGACAGCAAGCAGGCGACAAAGCATTGATGTCAAATTATGTGTATACGACACATCCTGACGTTGACAGCTACGCGCGTGAGCCGGGCTGGCTGGACTGCCTCGGAGCCAAGGCGATCAGGCAGGGCAACCACTACATCTTGTGGTTTGCGTTTATTGCATGGCTCGGTCTGATATTTTCTGCAACAATAACAAGGGCTTACAAAAGTTTTAACATAATAGCTGTTATACGACTGCCGATAAGCTATGCATTTTGCGCAACCCGGCACCCCCACCCCCCGAAAAACCGCCCGCCGCTATATGCGTATATAACACCTAGGGGAGCGGGATGTTGACTGATTCTCTGACTGCCGAACAACATGCACTGCTGAACCACCTAAGCGCCTTACGAGATGGCATCCTCATATCTCCTTCGATGTCAAAGCAGCTTGAATGTGCGATATTGCTTATTGATGTATACGAGGCTATCTTGGAGAAACACGGGATACTGATTTACGAAGATCAGGAAGAGGTCACAGAGCATTGACGCATATTGAGATACCGTATGAGCCGAGGGAGCTGCAGTTAAAGCTGCATAATGAGATGCAAGCAAAGCGTTGGGGCGTTGTTGTCTGCCACCGCCGCTTTGGCAAAACGGTCTGGGCGATCAACCATATCTTGCGAGATGCCTTGATGTCGGCAAAGGACAACCCCCGGTTTGCCTATATGGCACCCACCTATCGTCAGGCGAAGAACGTAGCGTGGGATTATATAAAACAGTTTGCGGGCAAGATCCCGAATGTGAAGTTTCACGAAACTGAATTGCGGTGCGATCTGCCAAACGGCGCGAGAATATCGCTGCTTGGCGCTGAGAACCCAGACAGCTTGCGCGGTATTTATCTTGATGGCTGCGTGATGGATGAGGTCGCGGACATGCCAGAGAATGTTTTTCCTGAAGTCATTCGTCCTGCGCTGTCGGATCGCAAGGGGTGGTGCGTGTTTGTCGGCACTCCTAAAGGCCACAATGCTTTCTTTGATAAGTATGAGGAGGCGGCTGGAAACCCTGATTGGCTGGCGGCTGTGTACAAGGCGAGTGAGACAGGTATCTTAGATGACGAGGAGCTTGAGGCTGCTCGGGTTATGATGACTGCAGATCAGTATGCGCAGGAATTTGAGTGTAGTTGGAATGCGAATGTCCCTGGCGCTGTGTATGGCAAGGAGATGGAAGCTGCGCAGTTGGGGGGTCGGATTACGAATGTTCCGTATGATCCGAGTGCCAAGGTTGACACATGGTGGGATTTGGGCGTGGGAGACAGCACGGCAGTATGGTTTACGCAAACGATTGGGCGTGCTATACATGTTATAGACTTTTATGAAGCCCGAGGTGAGGGTTTGCCTCACTACTGCAAGATTTTGACGAGCAAGGGGTATCTGTATGGGGATCACAATGCCCCGCATGATATTGAGGTTCGGGAGCTTGGGTCTGGGAAGAGTAGGAGAGAGGTTGCTTGGGATTTGGGGTTAAACTTCCGCGTTGTTCCTAAGCTGCCAGTTGAAGATGGCATACATGCGGCACAGATGTTGTTGCCGCGTATATGGTTTGATAGAGAGAAGTGCAAGCATGGCTTGGAATGTCTTAGGCAGTATCACAGAGCGTACAACGAGCGCACTAGGAGCTTTAGGGCATCGCCTGTGCATGATTGGTCGTCGCATGCTGCGGATGCTTTTAGGTATTTGGCGGTCGGCATTCGAGAAGATCGAGGACGCATGGCTGCGCCTCAGGCAAGGGCGGTGATGGATTATGACCCGTTCGCGGCTTGAGTATAGGACTGCACGGTTTACCGATGCTGATAAGGTTGTGGAGTTGTGTGCTAAGTTCCATGCGGAGAGTTGGCAGAGTTTTGCTGACTTTGATGTAGAAAAAATGCATGGGTGGATAGTTTCTCAGATTGATAATGATGATGCTGAGATATTCACGGCGTGGGATGGGAATAAGCTTGTTGGTTGCTTAATTGGTATGGTTGTTACGTTCCCATATAGTAATACTCTAGTCGCGGGAGACTATATCTGGTATGTTGTGCCTGAAAGCCGCGGCGGTATGACGGGTATTCGTTTGATGCGGATGTTTGAAAGCTGGGCTAGAGGAGTTGGTGCGGTACGCATTTCTACGGGCGCTACGTCTGGGATAAATACGGAACGTGCTTCTATGTTGATGGAGCGCCTTGGGTTTTCGCCTGTTGGCGTGATTATGCAGAAGGAAAGTTAAGATGGGTGGTTTTTGTGGTGGTGGTGGCGGTAGTAGCACTTCTTCAAGAAGCGCAGGACGCGGAAGTGGTCGTGGGAAAAGCACAAGACAGACAGTTAAAAGCGCAGCGTCTAGTTTAGCGACTGATATTAAAATGGGTCTTTCTACGTTTGGTCAGAGCAAGGAGCAGCAAGCTCAGACGTTCCGCGATCAGGGGTATAGCGAAAGAGCGATCCAGAGTTATCAGGAGCGCTCGGCTGCAAGCATGGCGCGGGCTTTAGAGGCGGCAAGTAAGAGCGACAACGACAGCAAGCCAGCACCTGCACCAGAGCCTCCCGCCCCAACGCCAGAACCCCCGGCTCCTACGCCGCCTGCGCCGCCTACGACTGTATTGCCGCCAGAGGTTGATGAGCCATTAACGACTGTTGAAGACATTTCAACGCAGACATTTACAGAAACTCCAGACCTTTATGTAGGCGACACAACTGGTGCGCCTTCTGTTGGCACGGCTGCTGGTGGTGTTGCTGAGTATGAGGCAGCCAAGCCGACATCGGTTGGTGAAGCTGAAGATGAGGCTTTGGATCTGATGAAGAAGGGCCGCCGAGCAACGATCCTAACAAAGCCGGGCGGGTTGCTTGGCACTGGCGAGGAAGAGGGTAAAACCCGCCGCCGCCGTTCATTGATTGGTGGATGATATGCTGATTGAGAAAAAGAAACTGACGAACATAGCTGGAATTATGGGTGGCAGCGCTGCCCAGCCTGCCGCGATGCTGGGGCAGGCGACAGTTGATCCATTAGAGCGTGCGCAGCAGAAAATGGCGGGACGAACGCAGGGCGGTGCCTTGGGTGGTGTTCGGGACAAAAAGGTGCGCCCTAAGCGCACGTTAATGACTAATTATGGGATAGGCTGATGGTACAAGTTAATCCGCTCGTTGCGCGTTTGGACAAGAGATATAAGACGTTGCAATCGCAGCGGTCTAACTGGGAAAAGCATTGGCAAGAGCTGGCAGACTTTATGCTGCCGCGCAAGGCTGACATTACTAAGAAGCGGACGCAGGGCGACAAGCGCACTGAGCTGATTTATGACGGCACGGCGATCCACGCTGTTGAGCTGTTGGCATCTAGCCTGCATGGCATGTTGACATCGCCAAGCACGCCTTGGTTTTCAATGAGGTATCGTGATCCTGGCTTGCAGCGTGATGATGCTGCGAATGAGTGGTTAGAGCTGTGCATGGATCAGATGTACCAGCATTTTAATCGGTCTAACTTCCAGCAAGAGATCCATGAGCTGTATTATGACTTGGTGGTGTTTGGCACTGGTGCGTTTTATGTTTCGGCTGAGGCAGATGGCTTGCGGTTTGCGTGTCGTCACATTGCAGAGATTTGCATCAGCGAAGATCCTGATGGGCGTGTTGATACAGTGTACCGCAAGTTTAAGCTGTCTGCGCGTGCAATTGCGATGCAGTTCCCAGAGGCGACATTGCCAAGGACTGTGGCAAAAGACTTAGAAGATGATCCCTACAAGGAGCATGAGGTTATTCATGCAGTATTCCCTCGAGGCGAGGCGAAAGGCAGGTTGGCAAAGCAGAAGCCTGTCGCGTCTGTTTATTACTTAGCTGACAACCGAGAGCTGCTGTCAGAAGGCGGCTTTGATGAGTTTCCGTTTATGTGTCCGCGATTTGTTAAAGACAGTGTTTCGATGTACGGACGCAGCCCTGCGATGACAGCGCTGCCTGACGTTAAGATGTTGAACAAGATGTCTGAGACAACAATTAAGGCGGCACAGAAGCAGATTGACCCGCCGTTGATGGTTCCTGATGATGGATTTATGATGCCAGTGCGCACAACGCCGGGCGCATTAAACTTTTACCGCTCTGGCACAAGGGATCGTTTGGAGCCATTAAATATTGGCGCAAACAATCCCTTGGGCTTGAATATGGAAGAGCAACGCCGCAATGCTATTCGGCAGGCGTTTTATGTTGACCAGTTGTTGTTAGGCCAAGGAGCCAACATGACTGCGACAGAAGTATTGCAGAGGAACGAAGAGAAAATGCGTCTGCTTGGGCCTGTCCTTGGTCGCCTTCAAGCAGAACTGCTCCAACCGCTTATTTCTCGCTCCTTTGCATTGCTCCTTCGGGCGGGCCTTCTCCCAGCACCGCCCGAGGAGCTTCAAGGTCAGGACATTGACATAGAGTATGTTTCACCTCTTGCCAAGGCTCAGAAGCTGACAGACTTGCAGGCGATGCTGCGCGGGTTTGAGATTTTGTTGCAAGTTAGCCAAGTTGCGCCTGTTACGGATTATTTGGATGGCGATGCGATGGTGCAGTATTTGGTTGAGACTGCTGGCCTGCCAGCGCGTGTGATACGCGGCACGGCAGAGGTAGAAGAAGTGCGCCGTCAGCAGGCAGAGCAGGCAGCGATGCAGCAGCAGATGCAGCAAGAGATGATGGCGGCTGAAGCTGGTGGCAAAATTGCTCCGCTGATTAAGGCTGCACAAGAATGAAGAAAGTTGAAGAGTTAAAACTAGCCTATAGGCGCACGTTCAATACGGATGACGGTGCGCAAGTATTGAGTGATCTCAAAACCCGATTTGGGTTTGAGGCAACCACGTTTTCTGGCGATCCTTATGAAACTGCATTTAATGAAGGACAACGCGCGGCTGTGCTGCTGATCGTCAGAATGTTGTCCGAAGAGAAGGATAAAGTATGAGCGAAGAGGCAATCCAAGATAGTGGATCTCAAGAGGCTGTTGCAGCGGAAGCGGCACCAGTTAGCTTTTTAGATAGTTTACCAGAGGATTTGCGCAATGAGCCAAGCTTGCGCACGTTTACTGATCCGGGAGCATTGGCAAAGAGTTATGTAAATGCCCAGCGCATGATTGGTGCTGACAAAGTTGCCAAGCCGGGGCAGAGCTGGACTGACGATCAGTACAATGATTGGTATGCGGCAGTGGGCCGCCCAGACAGCGCAGATGCGTATAAGTTTGATGTGTCAGGGATTATGTCTGACGAGGAGGCTGCAAACTTTCGCAACACAGTGTTTGAGGCTGGATTACAGCCGCGACAGGTTGCAAAGCTAGAGCAGTTTATTAACAATCTGTCGGAAAGTGCTCAGGCAGCCACGCAGACGCGCACAGAAGAGGCTGTGTTTGCGGCAGAGCAAGAATTGCGGCAAGAGTTCGGTCAGGCGTTTGAGCAGCGTATGGGGCTTGCACAGAGCGCTGCGCGGACATTGTTGGGCAACGAAGGCATGGAAATGTTTGAGAATGTTCAGTTGTCTGATGGACGCATGCTTGGCGATCATCCTGACGTTGTTCGTATGTTTGCGCGGCTTGCAGAACAGATTGGCGAAGACAATTTGGTGGGTGAACCAACTGAGCTAATTATGACACCAGAAGAGGCATCACGCCAAGTTGCAGAGATGACTAGACGAGATGGCCCTTATTTTGATAAGATGCATCCAGAACATGACACCTACGTTGCAGAAGTTCTGCGACTTAGGGAGTATATGTAGCGGATAACCGAAAGGCCCGCGTGTAAACTTGTAAGCCAAGTGGAGTAGCTGCCCTAAGCAGTAGCACGGCCCCGCAAGGGATAACCAAGCGCAGCAAATCGTAAACTGAAACTGTAAGGGGATGACACAATGTCTACTCAAATTACTACAGCTTTTGTCAATCAGTTTTCCTCAAACGTCCAGATGCTATCACAGCAGATGGGTTCTCTGTTGCGTGCAGCGGTAGATACGGAAACTGTCAATGGCGAGAAAGCTTTCTTTGACCAAGTAGGATCAGCGGCTGCTGTTCTACGCACATCACGCCACGCGGACACACCTATTGTGGACACACCACACTCACGCCGCATGGTTACTATGTCTGACTACGAATACGCAGACTTGATCGACGATCAGGACAAAGTGCGTTTGTTGGTAGATCCGACTTCAACATATAGCCGTGCTGCTGCTGCTGCTATGGGTCGCGCAATGGATGATGTCATCATTGCTGCTGCTCTAGGTACAGCGTACACAGGTAAAGAGGGTTCAACATCAACAACGCTACCATCAGATCAGAAAATTGCAGTTGCATCATCTGGTTTGACAATTGCGAAGTTGGTCGAGGCAAAGCAAATCTTGGACGAGGGCAACGTTGATCCGTCAATCGCTCGTCACATCGTTTGTGCGCCAAAGCAAATCTCTGATTTGTTGAACAACACGACTGTAACATCTAGCGACTACAACACTGTCAAAGCGTTGGCGATGGGTGAAATCAACACATTCGTTGGCTTCCAATTCCACGTAAGCAACCGTCTAACGACTGATGGCTCTGGTGATCGCCAGGTTATCGCGTTTGCTGGTGACGGTATCAAGCTTGCAGTTGGCAAAGAGCCTGCGGCACGTATTGATGAGCGCGCTGATAAATCATACGCAACGCAAGTTTACTACTGTCAATCAGTAGGTGCGACACGTATGGAAGAAGCCAAAGTCGTTGAAATCGCTTGCAGCGAATCATAAGGAGACTAGAAAATGGCTACTGTATATTCAGCACAACGCACAAATTCACGCGCAACCCCAGCCGTGATGAACAAAGCAAATGAGCTTAGTGGACGTATCCGCGTAGCTCATGGCACATACGAGGCATCTGCGCTGGCGTCTGGTGACGTTATCGAGATGTTTGTCTTGCCTGATGGCGCTCGTTTGTTGACAGGTACTCTTGCGCATGACGCGCTAGGTGCATCAACAACATTGTCTGTAGGTTATGCAGCACACGTAAACGCGGCTGGTACAGCTGTGTCTGCGTCTGCGGCGGCTTACAAGGCAGCGGCTGCGTCAACATCTGCGGCAAAGAACGACATTCTTGCTACTCTAGCTCTAGGCTCAGGCTCAGAGACAGACACAAACGAGGATGGCGTGGCAATCACAGTAACAATGGGCGGTGCAGCTGGCACTGGTACTATTGAACTGACGATCATGTATGTGGTTGACTAATTAGGGCGGGGCGGTTCGCCGCCCCCTCTTTTACATGGAGAGAGCTGATGACCAGTACGGTTGACATTGCCAACTACGCGCTGAACAGTTTGGGAGCCAATAACATCTCAAGCTTTGATGAAAACAGTAAGCCAGCGCGATTGATCAATCAGCGTTTTGATAGCGTGCGCGACAGTGTGTTTCGAGCGCATCCTTGGAACTGCTTGATCCGTAGAACTGAGCTGGCAAAAGAAAGCGAAGCGCCTGCATTTGGTTATGCAAATCAGTACGCACTTCCAACAAATCCATATTGCTTGCGCGTGCTAGAGTTTAGCAACGGCACATTATCGTATCCGCAGGACAATATGTTTAGTAATACTGGCGGCCCAGTGTTTGTCATTGAGGGTCGTAAGCTGCTTTCTGACGAAGGCATATGCAAAATTAAGTATGTTGCTCGGGTGACTGACCCGCAAGAATATGATGCCAGCTTGATTGACGTTCTGGCTGCCGCTTTGGCGTTTGAGGTTAGTTACGCGATTACAGGATCAAACACGGTTAAGCAGATGATGGCTGCCGAGTATTCTGACAAATTGAAACAAGCAACATTTGTAGACGGAACCGAAGGTGCGCCACAGCGACTAGAGGCCAGCGAGTTTATTGAAGCGAGGTTCTAAATGGCGCGATCTGCACCAGCGATTAGCACATTCACCGCAGGGGAGATCTCACCGCGCCTAGAAGGGCGCGTGACGATTGAAAAGTACCGCGAGGGACTGTCTACCCTAACAAACATGATTGTGCAGCCACACGGCGGCGTGACGCGCCGTCCGGGTACAGAATACCTTGGGGAAGTCAAAGACAGCTCAAGCGTGACACGGCTTATTCCATTTGAGTTTAAGACGGCAGACACATATGCGCTGGAGTTTGGCGATCAGTATATGCGTGTTTTCCGCAATGGATTGCAGGTTTTAGAAGATAACGAAAAAAATGTCGCTGCAATTTCTCTTGCTGATCCCGGCGTTTTCACAAGCGGTTCGCACGGCCTAAGCGATGGCGATGAAGTTTATTTGTATAATACAAGCGGCGACATGACAGAGCTGGCTGCTCGTAACTATTTAGTTGCTAACGTGACAACAAACACATTTACGCTGCAAGACTTGTTTGGCAATGATATTGATACAACAGGTTTTACAGCTTATGGCGGGTCTGGCATTACAGTTGATAAGCTGTATCAAATCAGCACGCCATATACATCTGCGCAGATCAATGATGTACGCTTTGCGCAATCTGCTGACACAATGTACCTTGTGCATCCAAGCCATGCTATTCGCACGCTGTCCAGAACGGATCACAATGCTTGGACAATTGCCACTGCCACAATTACTGGATCTCCGACACCTGCTTTAACAGGAACCGACAATTATCCATCTGTTGTTTCATTCTTTGAGCAGCGGTTGGTCTTTGGAGCTACAAACAACAATCCCCAGACTTTGTGGTTTTCTAAAAGCGCAGACTATTTAAACTTTACAACAGGCACGGCTGATGACAATGCGTTGATCTATACAATCGCATCAAACAAAGTGAATGCAATTCGCTACCTGTCTGCAACGCGGATTTTGAACATTGGCACATCTGGCGGTGAATATGTGTTGACAACCACAAACAGTGGGCCTGTTACACCCACATCAACTGTGATCCGCAAGTATTCCAACTATGGCTGCATTGACAGCGAAGTTGTGCAGGTTGCTGACGTTACTTTGTTCGCCCAGCGCGGTGCGCGTAAGGTGCGAGAGTTTCGTTACATCGGTGAGGTTGATGTGGCAGGCTATGCTGCACCTGACATCACGATCCTTGCAGAGCATTTGACTGAAGGCGGCATTCAGGAGTTTGCCTACCAGCAAGAGCCAGAAAGTATTATCTGGGCGCGTAGAACTGACGGCACGCTGCTTGGCCTGACATATCGTCGGGAAGAGGAAATTGTTGCATGGCACAAGCATGTGATTGGTGGTTCATTTAACGGCGGGCAAGCTGTTGTAGAAAGTATCATTACACTGCCAACAGACAGTGGCGAAGACGAGCTGTATATGATTGTTAAGCGTACTATTAATGGTACTACAAAGCGCTACGTTGAAGTAATGAAGACGTTTGATTTCGGTGGCGACACAACTGCTGCATTCTTTGTTGACAGCGGTTTGGTTTACGCAGGGTCAGCGACAACAACGCTATCAGGCTTGTATCACCTAGAAGGTGAAACAATGTCGGTGCTTGCGAATGGTGCAACGCATGCTGACAAGGTTGTTTCTGGCGGTGGCATAGGGTTGGATTTTAGCGCAACAAGCGGAGCTGTGGGATTTGGCTACACAAGTGAAATGCAAACGCTGCGCCTAGAAGGTGGGTCATCTGACGGCACATCTCAGGGCAAACCAAAACGCATTCACGATATTACTGTGCGCTTCCATGAAACTGTTGGCGCAGAAGTCGGCACAGACAGCGCGAATGCTGACCGCATCTTTTTCCGTGACAGCTCTATGAATATGGACGAAGCTGTGCCATTATTTACAGGAGATAAAGAAATCGAGTTTGCGGGCGGTTTCACTGACGGTGATCGCATCTATGTGCGGCAATCACAGCCACTACCAATGACGGTTCTAGCGTTGTATCCACGCATGAACACGTTTGATTTGTGAGGTGATTGATGTTTGAAATATTAACACTAGGGGCCACACTCCTCGGTGGTATTAGCGAGAAAAAAGCTTCTAACAGAGCTGCCGAAGCCGCACGCGAAGTCGGAGAGTTCAACGCTGGCTTGATTGAGCGTGACATTGATCTTCTTGAAAGGCAACGTGAGATCATTAACCGCAATGCAGTTTTGCAGGAGCGGATTGACCGATTTAGATTTGCTGAAATTCAAGGGTCTGTTGTTGCTCAGTATAGCGCGGCTGGCATTGATGTCTCACATGGAACGCCAATGCGCGTGCTGCGAAAAACTGCGCGTAAGTTTGAGTATGACCAAGCCGTTGCTGACTTTAATAACGCTGTCACTAATATGCAGATCAACGATCAGCAAGAGAATGCGCGATTAAGCGCAGAGCTGTCACGCATGGAAGGCGGTGCGCAGGCTGCTAATTTGAGAGCGCAAGGCACAACGAGTTTGATCCAGAGCTTTGGTCAGGCAGCTCGGTTTGGCTACTCTAGTGGGATGTTTGGCTGATGAGAATACCAATATACAGATCGCAGATGCGCCCGACATCGGAAGCCCCCGGGGCGCGTATTACGGCTAGAAAGAACGCCACGCCGTTTGTTCAGGCAGCGTTGGCTAAGGGCGGCGTTGTAACTGAGGTTGCGAAGCAAGCTGCTGAGTACAGCAACATGCGTTACAAAATGTTGGTTGAAACGCAAAAGAACGAAGCAATCTTTTCTGCCAAAGAAGCTTTGAACGAATTGTCACGCACGTTGGAAAAGAGCGAAGACATCGGCAACATCTTTGATGGCGAGATGAAGTATGACCAAGGCGTTGAGGGCGTTTACAATGAGATGCGTGCCAAGGTTGGCAAGAACAAGTACGCATTGTCAGACTTTGAAAACAGCTTCCGTCAAATGGAAATACCAATCAAGTTCCGCTTGAAAGAGGTTGTTGACATTAAGATTGAAAAGCGCAGGCAGGCTGCACTGAAGGCGCTAGAGGATCAGCAAGTTGATACGCTGTCTGATCCGTACCTTGATTATACATCTGATGATTTGATCCTGTCGCAAGCTGGATTGCAAAGCATTCACGATCAGGCTGTCGCAACTGGCGGCGTAAACCCACAGATCATGGGCAACGTAAGTGAGCGGGTTTTGTTAAAGGCTGCTAAGAATGTCATGCCTGCCTATGCTGGTCGTGACCTAGATCGCGCCATGCAGTTGCTAGATGTTTACGATCAACTAGACAGAGTTCGAGCTGGTGAGATTGAAGCGTCAGAAATGGCAATTAGTGGAGAAATCCCTAATCACGTTTTGAATATGCTGCAAACTTTGCCACCAGATGAGGCGACAGCAATTCTTGGCGACACCTTAAAAAGCGCGGCTGCGTTCTTTAACGTCCAAGAAAAGATTGATGATGAGGTAATTGAAACGCAAAACCAGCGTAACACGAAGGCATACAACTTTGCGCTGTCTGTTAATATTGGTGAGGAGGTTCCAGCGTCAACGATGGAAGCAATACTTTCGCCATCTGACTTTGCGAAATTTACAGAAGACTATGGCGAGAACGCAAAAATATCTGGGCTTGAGGCTAAGAACTTTATTGAAGGCGCTCTAAACAATCAGTTTTGGATGGATAAGACGCAGCAAGAAGCTTTGCGTGCAGAGCTTGATATTACTGGTGAGGTTAAGTTTGCCCCAGCGGGCAAGGGCAGTGAGACTGTATATAGCAAGCTTATGGGCTTGGCAGAAGCTGGTGAGCTGACAGTCACCGAGCTAAACGCAAATTCATCTAGTATTACGGCATCTCAAAACCGTGAGCTGACCATGAAGATATTCAACGAGGGCGATGAGGCTCTTAACGAAGGCTCTCGGCTAATCAAGCGCAGATTTAAGTATAACGAACAAGATGCCAAAACTGACAACCCCAAGTTGGCGCAGGCATCCAAGACAGCATTTGAAGCGGCTGATGCAGAACTGCTTGACGAATATATGCGCAGAGAAGCAGAAGGCAACCCAATGACGCGCTCAGAAATTAGAGAGTTTGCGTTGCGGCAAGTAGAGCAGTTTCAATCAATTTACGCTGAGGCGCTGCGTGAAGAGTATGAGGCTGACATTGCCCAGTTCTCAGATCCGCATCCCGGTCTATCAATTGACCCCGCCGATCCAATTGGATCAATTGATGCATGGTACAACAGCTTGAGCGAAACCGCTCAGGGAACCAAAAGAAATGCATACGCGGTGATGAAGGCGCGTATCAAAGCTAAGTACGCAAACACAGGACTGTACTAATGGCTGATTTATTAAACGACAACACAGACTTTGAAGTCAGCAAATATTACGATGCACAAGAGATTAATGATGCCGGGTT